CCCGGTCGGCTGATTACTTCCGGGGGGTTGCCGAAACCATTAGGGGTTTCAATGAATGAACAGGAAAGAAAATGAAGTACGACGTAGACGTACAACTAACCGGCGAAGACGGCAACGCCTTCGCAATCATGGGAGCGGTAACCCGTGCCCTACGGCAAGCAGGCGCTCCCCGCGAAGAAATAGCCCAGTACACAACCGAAGCCATGAGCGGCGATTACAACAACTTGCTCCGAGTTTCAATGGAATGGGTGAATGTCGAATGATGGATGTTCACATTTCCCCTGACCCGCCCGATGATTTCGATGACTGGGATGTCATTGAATGGTCTGACGAGGATGAAGCTGATCGACAGATCGACGAAATGAAAGAAGAAGGGAACTGGCCGTGGTGGTAAATAAGTTATTGAACTTGATCGGGTGGCGTTTACTTCCCGATTTCAATGAAACCTACCGATGGAGGCGAGTGTTTGTGTTCTCGGTTATTTGTTTACTCGTTGCCGTAACTCATTCACTCGTGACCGGAAGGTTCTGGGATGTTCACGAATACTATTGGGGGACTCGCCCCGGTTGGGCTTGGTAATTCAATGGACGAACATATTTGGAGAGATCAAGCAGCCTGCAAAGGAATGGAAGCTGAGGAGTTTTTCCCAGCGAGGGGAACTTACTCAACCCAAACTCTTGCGATGAGAGCTTGTGCTTCTTGCGAAGTAAAGGAACCGTGCCTCGAATTTGCATTGAAATTCAATGAGCCCGGTGTGTGGGGAGGGACTTCCTCCCGGCAACGCAGGCAAATACGAAAAGAACGGCGAGCAGAAAGAATAGAAAATGGGAAGAACAAAAGACTCATTGAACTTAAATGACCCGGACGCTTTTACTGCTGAAGGAATTATCCGGGCGAGAGGCGGCGACAAGAATCAATTGAAACGATTGAAAAAGCGACGCAAGTACGATGGTCGTGAGTTGTTCCCTGAACGGCGTCCGCCTATAGAGTGACGAGACTCGCGACTCATTTCGCAGCCCCCTGACTGGTCGGTTAGTCGGGGGGCTGTTTCTTTTGTTACAGTTTAATGACGTAACACATAATGTGGGACGAAATGTATTACCATGTGTTACATGGATGAAAAAAAGAAGGCACAACACCCATCAGTTAGAGCAAGGCTAATGGGGGCAGCCGACAAGGCAGCAGCCGACATTATTGCTCAACACACAGACAACTCCTTAACGGATGAAGCAATGGAGCAGGGCTTCCAACTAATAGAAGAAGGCTACTTGCCTAATCTTGATAGCGATTGTCGAAGATGTGGCGGCCCTATCAACCCAGCCCAAGTGCTTAACGCATTGAGCCGACGAGATAACAAGACTTATGTTTGCTCTCCCTGTGGGATGAGCGAAGCATTTGAAGACTTTATTGTCGCAGGTGATTGGGAGCAGCACGGAGTACGGACGGCACGCCAAGCATGGGTGCGTCCCACTAACGCAATGCTGATTGAGCAAATGATTATCGAGCGAGGAATGCACTACGACGTAGACCCTGAAGGCCAAGTCATTATCTTCACCAGCTACACCGACAGAGGAGACGATGAACAGCACGACTTTGTTCCGATCATGGACACCACCCCTTTTGAAGATTGGGTTGGAGGTATCCACGAAGCATTAGGACTGGAGGACTAATGGCAATCCACGCGCACGGACGCACTAAAGAATCAACTCATTCAACCCTGATGCGTGACAGGTACGACCACATAAACGTGGACGAACTCGTACCCGGCACCCTCGCTGACGTATTCATTGAACCAATCGATCCCGAAACAGACCTCGGTAGATCTGGTGCAACCTTTAGAATTTCAATGATGAGCATTGAAGGCCCACGTTTCGGGCTGTCTCTTTGCGAAACAAGCGCCCGACGATTAGCTGAAACTTTGCATGGCTTTTTGTATAGCGCACCCATTGAAACAACTGAGGATACTTACGAGCCGCAGGATGCATAGCAGCCGCACAGCGGACGCATACAGAAAATACTTACGAGACCAGCGAGAAGCTGAAGGCCCCCGTGAAACCGCTCACGGAACATTGGGTCGAGGTTCAATGGCTGGTTCCTGCTCACGCAAAATTGGTTTGGAAATGCTTGGCGATGTAGCTGAGACTGAACCCATTGAAGACAACACGCTGGTTGCTTTTCATACTGGTAGCCACCTCCACGATTTATTGCAGCAAGCAATGATCCTGCAATGGGGGATGCAAGTCGAAGTTGAATGCGATCTACGCCCATTGGGATACGACATCTCTGGTCACGCCGACGGCGTTTATGGGGACATTGCTAACGGAGGCATTGAAACTGTTTGCTGGGAATTGAAAACTAAAACGGCATTCGGTTTTAATCTTGCACGCAAGTCGTTCGAGCCCGAAGTCCACGAAGTAGCGCAAGCTGCCATGTATGCGTGGGCATTGGAATGCGATGCCGTGCATCTCGTGTATCTCGCTAAAGATTCACAGTACGGACGTAACCCTATTCGTGCCGGAGAGACAGTTGAATGGATACTCCCTATGGACCAGCCTGTCCCCGGTGATGGGCGTACCCCTAGACAAATAGCTGGGGCGGAAGCAACACGCATCAACGCCATAGCTTCTGAAGTTCGAGACGAACTATTACCTGAACGGTTCATACCTGAACACGGTTCAGTTGGTTCTGTCCCGTCACCTAATAGTAGGGACGGACATTGGCGATGCCGTTACTGCAATTTCAATTCATTGTGTAGCACATTGCCTGCACACCAAATACCCTTAGATTCCATACTTGTACCAAGGAGAGAGAATGGATAAACCTGATAACAACGCACTGGCCCAATGGATTGTGCAAATGAATAACACTATGAAGCACATAGAGACGTTTGGACAAACCGCAGTTGAGTCAATCGAACAAGTGGCTGTGGTCCTTCGCGACCATGAGAGCCGCATACACGCACTGGAAAAGTCTTTGTCTGGGTTAGTGGATGAAGGCAAAGAACTAATGGGCGCAATCGAGGAGTACATCAAACGACAATGAGCGACTTACTTAAACTATCCAAACCATTCCAACCACAGTTCATTGAAGAAAAGCCGGGCAGTTTCAAAGCTTCTTATGTTCCTCACGCCACAGTCGTAGAACATTTACTTGGGATACTCGGCCCATTCAATCAAGAAGTCAAAGAGATAATCCGCAACCATGAAGGTCAAGTCGAAGGAGCTATCGTTCGGTTTACTTTCACCATTGACGGTGAAGTTGTGGTCATTGAAGAAGCTGGTGCGGTTGAGCGCAAAGCTCCAAACGCAGGCGAAGCAATGAAAGACTGCATAAGTGACGCAGTTAAACGTGCAGCTTCGCGCATAGGTCTTGGGACTCACTTGTGGTCCGGGGAAAAATACATTCTTCACAGCGTGCTAAGTAAGCGTGAAGAACCTGCCATTGAAAAGGAGGAAGAATCCAATGAGCAGTAACATAACAATGGTGGGCCGACTAACAGCGCCCCCAGAACTACGCTTTGCTAAAAGCGGTACACCTTGGGCAACATTCAGTATTGCTGTTACCCGAGGACGAGATGACGATAAAGAAACATCTTTCTTTGATTGCAAATGTTTCGGAGCGTTAGCAGAGAACATTTCGGAGATCCCTAAAGGGACGAGAGTCATTAGCGACGGTTATCTTGTCCAAGAAAAATGGGAAACTAAAGACGGACAGAAAAGATCCAAAGCTGTCTTTATGGTCAATGATGCCGGACCTTCAATACGGTTTGAGCCGATTGTCAGCGATGGCCCTGCCGCCAAACGCACAGACAAACAAGCAGTTGAAACTGTGCAAGAAGCTTTCGACACTGAGCCCCCTGAGGAAGAACCGTTCTAGTGATGGCTACCGAAAAGACAAACGACCGGCATCTTTCGATACGCCTATCGTCTATAGATGATGAGTGGCTTACTGCTTTTGCTGGCTTGCAAGGCACAAGTAAGAGCCGGATTATCCGCGAAGGAATAAAACTTTTGCGAGAAAGATACACATGATCGGCAGAGGAGGGGGTCAGCTATATGCGGCTCCCTCCTCATGCCCTATTATTAATGTCATGGAAGAAGAAGACGGTGTAGCTATAGCCGCAGACGTAGAAATGGTTTCTGTGGGATTACACGCAGATCTTTTACTTCGGCTTGATTGCTATTGCGATGCAATGAAACATCATCCAGCTACGCCTAACGAGATACACCAGATTCCTTTCTGGGCATTTCGTAGCAACGTCATTCAAGCAGCCGTTGGGTTCTTCCTTGACGATCCAGAACTACCACTATTTGAATCGGACTAATGACAAAGAACAAGCAAAGGGGGACAGCTTTCGAGACTGCTGTTGCCCGGTTCCTACAAGAGAAAACAAAGTATTGGGTTGAGCGTCGGGCACTAGCTGGCTCGCTTGACAAGGGAGATCTCATTGGAATCCCTGACTGGTGTCTTGAATTGAAAGACCACAAGTCAATCAATCTTGCTGGGTTCATGGACGAAGCTGCAAAAGAATCCGAGAACGCTGGCACCAGATGGCACGCTGCCATCATTAAACGTCGCAACCGAAATGTTAAAGACGCTTATGTTGTTATGCCATTATGGATGTGGGCAGAGTTCATTGAGAGGGAGTAAATGCTCGAAAAGAGAGGGACCGAAATTGTCACTAACGAACAAGCAAACGAAACTGTTGACTTGTTCTGGGAACAAGCATTCCCTAAACCGATTGCTTCAAGACCAGTGGTGTGTGCTCTTGCTAAACGAGCCCTCAAAGCTGGATACACAACCGAACAAATCATTGAAGCATTCAATAAAACCAGAGCGTTCACAGTCGCAGCTATCGAATATCAGTTGCGCGGGCAAAGAATTAACTTCGGAGAAACGGCTGAACGAGTGATGAGACTTCAATGATTTTTCTCAATCAGCTTCCCGATTGGTACGACAAAGCTAAATGTACCGGGTTGCCCATTGAGTACATCACCATTGACTTTTGTTGGGATTGCCCAGTTCGAGCTAACTGTCTCGGTTATGCCTTGAAAGATGCTGATTGGTTTGACGGTTCGTACATGCCAAGTCATATTTGGGGGGGTTACACATCCAATGAACGCCGAAAAGTAATGAAAGAGACAGAGTACAGGCACGCAATCGCTTACGAACAACTTATAAATGACCCAGATAGAGGAATAAACGCATGAAACATAGGATTACTTACTCGACTCGGACTCACGTCATTGAAATTCCATTGACTGATTTGATTGAACACGCCAACTTGAAAGGAACCCAGTTGCCTACTTCTGATCCTTACATCCGGTGGGTAGAACTGCCTGAATGGGCTGGCGTACAAATCCGTTGGACCGAAGAATTAAGTGAGGAGTACGATGAAATCCCGCATGACTAACGAACAAGCTAAACAGCTTCTAGTTTTAATGACCCAGCTTTGGTGGAAATACACCATCCCTGATGGCACTTTGCAGTTATGGAAAAACGAACTAGAAGGCTGCGACTATGAGATAGCGGAACGTGCTTTACATGCACTCGCTGACGAAACAAACGAATGGCCTTCGTTCGCTCAATACAGGCGTCATTACAGAGCCAAAACTCCGCACCCGGAAAACCTCAACAGGTTACCTGCCCCGAAAGCATCAAAAGAAACAGCTATGCAACACCTTGCAGAAATGCGTGCTATTCTTCGTAACTAGGCGACAAGCTGATTCTTGTTGTCTTGTTCATTCATAACCCCACTTCCCCCCACGAGTTCCTCTCTCCTTGTGGGGGGAAGTTTATTTACGGCCACAAGTCCAGAGCTTAAAGTCTCCACTGTATTCCCAAATGTGGTAAGCCATCGCAGCGTTTGATTGAATCTCGTATCGCTTTGCCCACCATTCTTTGCCGAACACTCCGCTCCAAAAGTATTCATTGATCTGGAAGTAACCATGATCTTCGCCATTGAATGCGGTAGGCAAATGGTACGACTCACACCATGCAATGCTTAATGCTTCGACGCAATCCCATTCATACGAGCAAGTTGTTTCAATGACTTCATCTTGTACTGGGTTGGGAGCGTTCAGCCCAGCTAAATCAATGAGCAACCATACGAGAAGAAGCCGCACTTACGAAACCAGATTAGGAGAAGCAGAGTTTAACCTTGTCCGTTCGCGACAGTAAGCACCACAGCTTTTGCATTGATACTGCACGTATTGGGTGGTCTTAGTGGACCTGTTGCCTCGCCTTATTAGGTCGTGATATCCGCAAGTGGGACATGAGTCAGGGCGATTGTCTAGTAACGCTCGGTTGGGATGGTTGTTCATCCAAGGACGCAATCTCTTGTATACCGCTTCCAATAAATCAACGTCTTGCTTGGCGTATTTCTTCATTGTCTGCCACGACTTCTCGTCGCCACGCATACAACCAGCCCACAATTCAAATCCCCCAGTGGCCTCTTTGTTCCCTAGTCCTAAGTGTTGGCCTAGATCCCCAAGTTTGTTGCTATTGAACATGAAGTATTTGCGGGCCACTTTCAATGTGTCAATTTGCAATGGCATTGTAGGGGGAGTTAAATCATGGAAGGCGAATCGAGCGTTAGCTTTACGCATGTCGAAACGATCACCGTTATGGCCGACCACAATGTCAGCTTCATCAAAGAGTTTCCACAAAGCCCCGGCAACAGCGATGTCATTCTCGGGATCTTCAGCATAAACATCAGCAAAGTCTGGCAATGAAACTACTTTCGTAGTCTTTTGCCCTTCCCACTTGTAACTGAAGCACAACAAATACCATTCACGGTACTGTTGAACAACATTCTGATCGTATTGACCCCACACATATGCCAGATTGGGCGCAGTTTCAATGTCGTAGAATAAGATTTTAGCCACGAGACCCCCTAACTCGGTACTGTAAGCAGCCTCACCATAAGAGTACCTTCCCACCACGCTTCATCGTCGGATAGGCGCTCTGCTTGCATCTCTAATCTTTCAATGGTCACGTTTTCAATGCGGTCACCTTCTTTGTAAGTAACCGTTTGACCTGATTCCATCCGTTGTCTCAATGAAGTAAAGACTTGATTGGAATTGAATGTAGCTGGAGCCCCACTGTTATGGGAAGTCAACACTTGTCGTCTCAACACAATGGGGACAAGGATTTCATCGACTCTGGCTGGTGTAGCGATGCACGTAGTCAACCAATCTTCAATGATTGGAGCCTCTGTGGTGCTCGAAGACCGCCCTAAAGTGATAACAAACTTGTATGAAACCGACGATTCGCTAACAAAATCAAAGTTTTGGGCGATGTTGGGGGTCAATGAAAGCGCTGAAGAAGCATTATTGTCGTTCGTCGCAGTGAATGAGATGCTCCCAAGCAATGTAGAAGTCGGGTCTCCTCGATATTCCAATGTCGCGTCTGTGTAAGGGAACGTAGGGGTGTTGTCTGTGTATTTAGTATCACCGAATGTGTACTGGTCACGGTCCTGACGGACAGTTACCGAACGCAACAGCTTCGGAGCTACCGTTGACCACGAAACTTCACCAACAGTCAAAGAACCTGACGCTACTTTCACGTCAGATCCCGACTCGCCATACACTCCTTGACCTCGTTCAGCGAAATATGTTTTCCCATTGAATCTTGCAACTGATTGAACATTCCCAGAAGCAGCCGCAGAAACAATGTCAGGTGCCCAAGCGGGGACCAGAGTTTCAGTGAACCGAGTTAAATCAACACGATAAACCTGTCCTGACCCTCCCCCCCACCAAATGAAACGATTATCTGCATCCAATGAATAGGCTGCACCCCCATTATCAATGACAGGTCCAATGGTTACGGCGTTTGAAGCTGTGTCAACAAGCCCTATGCGAAGTCCTGCGCTAGTTGCAGCAGCAATAATGCCATTGTAAGAAATGATTTTATTGATTGATTCTCCACGAGGAAGCTCACCAGCAATGGTTGGCGCATTCAATGTGCCGCTTGCTGTTGCTACCCCAATGTGATGTATCGACCCGGTGCCGTTAGTGTTGGCCGCAGCAAAGATACCTGACGGGCCACTAGCGAATGAAACCCATGTAGTTGCGCCAAGCGTCGCCGTGTAATCCAATGAAGATGAAGCCTTTGCTCCATTGACATCCAACTCAAAGATGTTGCCACCTAGCGCTCCAATGAAACGTCCAGATACAATGCCGATAATTTCTGCATTAACGGCACTGCCACCCCATCCACTGTCGTAAGTGGCGTTGTTGACAGCGACTCGTCTGATAGCTGCGGTTGAACCGAACGCCGCATAAACATACGACCCATCAGACGCAAAGTCTTTAATGTCGTAGCCCATGTCAGCAGTAGAAGCTGACCAGCTAGCACCTGTCCAAGCTGATGTGTATTTCAGGTTTTGTCCATCAGAATAGTAAGCGAATGTGTTACCTGACACATCGTCGTTGACAGCTTGAAGGTTTAGATCAGCGTCGGTAACAGAAACTTTCTGCTCAGTTGAATTTAATAAAGTTATTTGGCCTTTAGTCCACGGATCAATGCCAGCAGAAATGCTGAACCGGCGACGATCAGAGTCATCCAAATCAAAATGCGTTTGACCAGCACCATAACTCCAGTCAGTTTGAGAACGAGTCCAAGCGCCACTTGTATCTAAAGTGTTTTCGCCCGGCTCTTTACTTGTATCCCTTTGTTCACGCAAAGCAGGCACCGTTGTACGCCTATATTGGCGTGTGTCGATAAGGAACTGAGTCCCATCAATATCAACAGGCAGCGATGCAGGGTTATAACTCACGCTTTGAACCCACTCCAGTTAGCACCCGGACGATTAGCCGAGTTTCGTTGCCACATCTGAGGGTACATTGAAGCTAACCGGGCAGCTTCAGCTTGGACACGCTGATCTCGACGGAACCGCAGATCTCTCATTGAAGCAGATATAGCCCCCGGAGGTACTTCTTCCGCCATTCTCGAAGTTCCTTCAGCATCAAGGAACTCTCGGCGTATGGGAGCAGTTGTCATTAAAGCTAAAGCTGCGCCTAGAGGCGGTAAATCGTAAGCTGTAGATTGCAGCCCGGTAGTAGAACGAGCGGTTGCCCCATCAGCGATAGGGGTAAGTGGCGACTTGTAACTCACTGTTACTTTTTGGCCCGGCCACGCCGACGTATAAAGAATAAGCGCTAACCCACTACTGAATGAACTTGTGTCACGGTTTCTTTTCAATCGCCACGACATCACTTCAGGTTCGCTGGCTTCTGACCCAACATCTGCGTAAGTAACTGAGTAAACAGAATTAACTACGTTGCTCCCAGTGTCAAGGTTGTAACCGTCTACTCCCCCGTTGTAAGTAAAACTTGTTGTCAACATTTGGAACAAGCCGCTACTCGGGGTAGACAAATCAGCTAATTCGTCATTGATTGATTGAACAATGCGATGAGTTGGGAACTTCGGGGAAACCCGAACGATTGAATCAACAGCGTGTCCCGTTGCTGAAGCAGTCGAACCACCATACCCACGGATAACATTGACTTGTGTGTCACCAGTTTTAGATGTGACGTACATAAGCTCTGAACCAATTTCAATGACAGTGCCCCTTGAAATGCCACCTGCTAAACCCTGAACATAGATAGTTGTGCTAGTCGCATCGGAAACAAGTGGCGCAATGACAAGATCAAGTTCCTCAACATACCCCGACAAAAGCATGTCCCTTGTCTGGTCAATCCATACTTGTGCAGTCATTGTTTGCTCCCGAGAACGTCGTTAAGGGCTCGTTCTTTACGTTTCTTTTCCGACTTTGGTCCTTGGAGGAGCGTTCCGGCTGTGATCTCGTGCGAGGTCGAAGCGTCCCGTTCCATTTTGGCAGCGCCATCAACAGTCTTGGGCTGAATACCCTCAGATCGGAGGCGTTTGTAGGCTGCCATATCCCTTTCTTTGTCTCTTTCTTTAGCTTTAGACCCAGACCAATCAATCGCCTTGCCATCGTGCATACCTCTTGTCGGTGTAGCTGACGCAGCGATATGCACTTCACCGAAATACTTACGAACAACTCCCCCACACGAATCGCAAATACCGTCATAGGTTTCATCAAACCCGTGACGAATCTCATGGTTCAACCCACAGTCGAGACATCGGTAACAATAAATTGGCACTATTCTGGTCCTACTCTGAATGAATAACCTGCCCCAACGAGGACAGTTTCTTCTGCTTCTGTTAAATCACGAGGGCTTTCATGTCCCCCATAGATCCATCTTGTCACGGTTGAAGCGTCTGATGGAAGATGGGTTTGTACAACTGATCCATTGACAATAAAGACATTCCCACCTTTAACTCCCGGCGAGAAATGCCTCATCAATGCGTAAGCTGCTCGCGAAGGTGCATCCTCTGGGACGCCGACCCGTGAAAGCGTGTTAGAGGTTGGCATAACAAGTAATCGGTACACTTGTTTGGGCCCCATAACAGATGTGCAACTGATAGTGCTGGCGGTAAAGGTATAGTTACCACTTGCTGCCTCCGAAGGCATAGACGCTGTAGCCGCAATAGTCGCTGGCGTAGCATCAATAGTTATGTAAAGTGAATGGCCGGGGAAAGCCGCCTGACACGCCACAGTAGCCGGCGTAACAGCCGCTGAGACCGTCGGGGTGGGGAGCGTAGCTGGGGCTTCAATGCCGCCCTCTACGACGATTGAGTTAGCTGTGACTGTTGGAACAATTACTACCGGACAAGCAACGGTTGACGCATTAACTGTCGCCGGGACCGATACGCCAGCCGAGAACGTCGTCGTAACACCGATTGTGGCTGGCGTCGCAATCGCCGCCACAGTAAAGCCAGTATCAACAGGCTGAGAGTAGCCAACACCCGACTGGCTGTAATCCACCAAGATACGGTTGTCTGGTATCGAGGTGTCACGTTCTGGATAGGTGAAGCCACTCTTGTTATAGTCATAACCTGCGCTATAAGCTACGCCACCCGGACGTTTCGGTGTGTAAACATATGCAAACGTGAGCGACAGATCTGCCGTACACCCGATTGTGGTAGCAGAAATAATCGCATCACGTTTTGCGTAAGGAAAGTTAGCTTCCCTATATTGAATGCCGCTTTCATTGTAATCGTAGCTACCCGGATATTTTGGGGCGTAGTCGAACCCCGGCTCTTGATATTCAATCTCGTCTTTGTTGTAAGGATTGACAGCGGGGAGCGGCACCGGGAAGCCTCATCTTTCTAGCTGGTAATTGCTGCTGTTTCTGGATCTCCCACTTTTCTGGCAGCAACAGCCTTACCAATAGATACAAGGGCCGCAACACCGGCGACCTTCAATGAGTCAGACCAATCTGGTCCGGGCACTGCCATCGCAGCTACCCACGCCTGAGCGAAGGTAGAGATAGCACGTTCCAATGAATCTTTAATAAAACGCTGGTTGAACAACTTGGTTCCTCCGTATTTTCATTGCAGCCCAAGTCTGTGGGCCTACAATTCCGTCAGCAACAAGCGAATTAGCTCGTTGCCATTGAATAATTCTAGCTTTAGTTCTCCGTCCAAAAATACCATCTGCTACTAACCCGATGCGTTGCTGCACCAATCTTACAGCAGCGGACTTTGAACCTTTGCGTAACGTACCCGAAAATGGAACGAGCCCGTCCTCTGGTTCTTTAGGTAGGGTAAGCGTTGGAGCTTCTACAATCATTTTTCGAGCAATCAAAGCTCTCAATTCAATCATTGAAAATGATGGATCAACCTTACGTGAGGTCCATTCCTTATGCCCGATCACAGTATTCAATGGATTCCATTGAAATCCGTCACACAGAAAAGCGCACAGGTCTACCAATGCGTTCATCTGAGCCTCGGGTATATCTTCACCTAACCCGTCATTAATAAGAGAAACACCTATTAAACGAGAGTTAGCGCTGATCTTACCGGGACTTGTAGCGTCCCCTACTACCGGATTGTTCTGCTGCATCCGTGTCAACACAGCTTGTAAGCCTCGGC